CTAAATAAACAGGTACAAGTACTAAATGAGCAATATTTTAGTTGCTCAGATCTATTAAATGTGTTAAAATAATATAAAAGTTGGCAATCCACTGCCTAAACATCGGAGAATAAAATTGAGTATAAGTGAAAAAATTAAAACAAAACTACAAGACGCAGGCGTTAGATTTTGGGCTGGCGACAACATTAGTGAAGTCCTGCAAGAGGGCGACAAACAATTATTAATTGAAGAACTTACACCTAAGTTCGAAGCAGTATTAGACGGTCTTGTAATTGATCGTTATACAGATCCTAACAGTATGGATACTGGTAAACGCCTAGCAAAAATGTATGTAAATGAATTAATGGCAGGTCGATATGATCCTATGCCTAATGCAACTGCATTTCCTAATCACATAGATAACGGATACGAAGGTATGCTAGTTGTACGCAGTGAGCTTAAAAGTGTTTGCTCACATCATCATCAACCCGTAACTGGTGTTGCATATATTGGAATTATTGCTGGAGAAACTTTAATTGGACTTAGCAAATATACACGTATTGCACAATGGTGTGCTAGACGTGGCACATTACAAGAAGAACTATGTAATGATATTGCTAGAGAGATTATGAGTTCAACTGGATCTACTAACGTAGGTGTTTACATCCAAGCAACACACGGGTGTTGTGAGAACAGAGGCATTATGGCAAATAGCAGTCTTACACAGACAACTGTTTTAAAAGGTGCGTTTAAAGATGACGCTGGCACTAAGAAGGAATTTTTTGATAACATTAAACTACAGCAAGAATTTGCTTGTGGAAAATAGGAGATAGTATGCCAATACCAGAAAGAATAATTATGCCAGCAACAAAAGACCCAAGCATGGGACACTTTTACGTAAGCCTTGTTAAAAGTGCAGTACGCATTGTGGCAGGAGTGTCAATGATATACGGAGGCTACTACTTAGAATATTGGGGTACGCCATTTATAATCGCCGGAGTAGGCTTTGTAATTGCAGAGGCACTTGGCATATTAGAGGAGATAGTTTAATGCTAATTGAAGTTAAAGACGGACCATTTGCAAAAGCACTTGAAGAGAATTTAGATGACGGGGTCCTAATGAAAGAAGTAGTAATCCATAAAATTATAAACGGGTTACTAGTACGTCAAATTCACACTCGTGAGTATTCACAAAATAAAGATGACTGGAACGATAGGTCGTCCAGTAAGCCATTATGCAAGACAAATTAGATTTACACAAAAAAAGAGTCTATTCCGTTGTTCCGCCAACATCAGCTAACGACTGTATGATACTTACACCGGCTGAAGCGTTTATGTACAATCTTCGAGGAATACCGTTAGTTGATATGACTGAGAGGCACGGAATGACTATTAACCGTTTAAAACTAAGCAGGAAGGATCTAAATCATGGGACCGTGGAACGAACAAGTACAATTGCGTAGATCAAAATCTATTCAAACATTACTCGACACTAATCCTCAATTGGATGAAGGTGTTCAAGGAATGTGGAAAAGAAAACTGAACGATCTTGCTGTTAACGAAGATGAATATAATTGCAGAGTTGTTGAGTTATATAAAAATATTAAAACGGATTGGCTAACAGATGTTTCTTAAGTTTCTAAAACTAATTGGACGAGAGCGTATTATCTACGATAGAGATAACACAATTCCGTATCTAATTAGATACTATCTATTTTTAAAAGACAGAAAAAACTTTCCGTTTAATATTACTATGCACAAAGTACTAGTAAGTGACGAACCTACACTACACGATCATCCGTGGAGTTGGGGAGCATTAATTATTAAAGGTGGCTATTGGGAACACACTTCAGAAGGTAAGTTTTGGCGTGGGCCTGGTAGTATACGTTTTAGAACAGCAAAAGATTTGCATTGGTTAGAACTTGCTAAAGACGCAGACGGAAACGAAATTCCATGCTGGAGCATTTTTTATATGGGCAAGAAAGCTCAAGAATGGGGTTTTGTTAAAGATGGTAAATGGATACACAACGAGGATTATTTAAATCATGGGTGATATTAAGAAACATTATTATAGCTGGGCTGACGTAGAAAAAATGTGTGTAAGCATTGTTAATCAGATGTACGCTGACAGTTGGCGGCCTGATTACATTGTAGGTCTAACACGAGGCGGAAATGTGCCTGCTACTATTATTAGCAACATGACTGGCATACGTTGCGAAGCACTTAAAGTAAGTCTACGTGACGATAACAGTCAAAGCGAAAGCAACTTATGGATGGCAGAAGATGCATACGGATACGCAAGTGATCCAAATATTGGTGGTCCTACTACAGCAAAGAAAATCCTTATTGTAGACGACATTAACGATACTGGTGCTACTTTCAATTGGATTAAGGAAGACTGGCCTGCTAGTTGTTTGCCTGATGATCCGAGATGGGAGAAAGTTTGGTATAGTAACGTTCGGTTTGCTACCCTAACTAATAATCTAGCAAGTGACGCTACAGTTCCTGTTAGTTACACATGTCACGAAATAAACAAATTTGAAGAAGATGTTTGGCTTGTTTATCCTTGGGAAAATGTAGGAGAGTACACATGAGTTATGACGATCAATGCGCAGTAACATGCACACACAACGACAAAGTTGTAGATGCAGAAGTTGGCAATTTTAAATCTAAAGAGTTTGTTGAAGTATATATTGCAACAAATAAAATTCACATGCGATGGAATGGTAAAACATACGTCGGCGGAATGGCTGGTATGGAATTTACTACACCGGGTCCAAGAGAATTTAAAGTAAAAACTGGACGAGGTCGTTATGAAAGCTGATACATTAGAGTTAGCAAAAAGCGAAGGCCGTGCTCCTTGGAATGACATTGAAATTGACACTAGAGATTTTACAGTGTTTCGTGACAAGTATCCGGTTACTGAAGGTCACACATTAATTGTACCTAAAACAGCAGACAGTGAAGGCATTATGAAATGTTTTAACTTTGCTGTTACTATGGGGTACGATAACGTAATCAGTGATAAGACTAATATCACAGGTTACAATATTGGTTTAAATGTAGGTGAGAGTGCAGGACAAACTGTTATGTATCCGCATGTACATTTAATCTTTCGTAGAGACGGTGATACGGAAGATCCTAAGGGCGGCGTTCGAGGCGTCATTCCGTCAAAACAACAATACTAAAAAAGGAAAGGGTATGGAATTGAGACAGCAAATGATTAATGCAGCACGTAAACACGCTGAAGCTGAAATTGAACTACACAAAACAAATGTAGAAGTATACATGCAGAAAGTTGTAGGTATTGGAGAACATTCGGATATTATCGAAACGATCCAAAAAGAACTAGATAAAATGGCTTCTGCACACGATCGTCTAGAAATGTTAGACAAATATTTTGTCTAAGCAATGGACAGTTAAAGTAGAAGAAGACCCGGAGACAGGAGAGGTAATTTTACCTTTTCCGCCGGATCTTCTCAGCCAAATGGGATGGGATTTTGGTGATACTCTTATTTGGGATGACAATCTTAATGGCACCTTTTCAATAAAGAAAAAGGTTGACAACACCGATGAAAAGAAGGTATAATAGTAGTATGAATGAAACAATCGCAACTACCGAAGATACTAAGAAGTATTACTACAGTGAAATTTTTCACAGTATTCAAGGTGAAGGACAATACACTGGTGTTCCTACTGCTTGGATTAGATTCTTTTTATGTAACTTGCAATGTAACGGGTTTGGACAATTAGATCCAACTAATCCTGATACATACGAACTTCCGTTTGAAACTTTTGATTTATCTAAAATTGATAAAGTAGAAGACTTACCTGTTTGGGATAAAGGTTGTGACAGCAGTTACACATGGGCTAAACGATATAAACACTTAATGGGGCAAGAAACTCCTAAGGCATTAGCACATAAGATTATTGATATCTTAAAAACAGAGAGTAACCCGGAAGGGTTATTCTTACATCCTGTATCGCAACAGAGGCAACACTTCTGTGTTACAGGCGGCGAACCTATGATGCCACAAAGTCAGAAAGCGTTTATAGGTATTATGCGAGAGCTTAAAGCACAAAATAATTTACCCGCTAGTATTACATTTGAAACTAACGGTACACAAAATCTTACACAAGAGTTTATTAACTTCTGGCAACAAGAAACAGAAATTGAATTATTCTTTAGTGTATCACCTAAACTGTTTAGCACATCAGGCGAACTTGCTAAGAAAGCAATTAGACCCGAAGTAGTTGAGCAGTATCGTAAATTATCTAGCAAAGGACAATTAAAGTTTGTTGTTGGTAGTTTACAACGTGAGTGGGATGACATGGAGGCAGCTATAGCACAATTTCGTGAAGTAGATGTTGACTTTCCTATTTGGGTAATGCCCGTTGGTGCTAGAGAAGAAGAACAAACCGCAACCGCAGGGCATGTTGCAAAAATGGCATTTCAGAAAGGTTATAATGTAGCTGCTAGAGTACATGTATACTTATTTGGTAATGCAATTGGAACTTAAGGAGAATATATGTCATTTTTAACAAAAATACTTGGCTTAGATAAAATTAAAGAAATTAACAAAGCTAAAGACGAAGAACAGAATAAACTGCTTAGTGCTAAAGATTTAGCAACTAAAAAGAAGCAACCGTGGGTAGGTGTAATTGATACACACATTAATAAAGATAATGTAAAGAACGGGTTCTTTGAACTCGACTGGAATGATCTGTTTATTAAACGTTTGATCAAAGAAGGATACGGAGTTGACAATGACAAGCATGAAGAAATTGTTGATCGATGGTTTCGTGAACTATGTGCTAACGTAGTTGTTGATGGTGACTTTGGCGGGCCTTTAGATGGTCTTCAAACTGGCAACATTGATATTAACAATGTAAAAAGAAATAATGATTGACATTGTGCGTAAAAGAGCGTATAATAACACTATAAACAATTAAAGGCAACGTAATGACACATATTATAGTAGATACAGCAAATACATTTTTCCGTGCAAGACACGTTATTAATGGTAGTGCAGACATTAAGTTAGGTATGGCTTTTCATATTACACTTAACAGTATTAAGAAAGCATGGCAAGACTTCGATGGCACTCATGTTATATTCTGCTTAGAAGGTCGTAGTTGGCGCAAAGACTATTACGAGCCTTACAAACGTAATAGAAGTGATGCTCGTGCAGCACATAACGAACAACAGCAAGAAGAAGAAAAGATCTTTTGGGAAGCGTTTGATACATTTAAAGACTTTGTTACAGATAAGACTAACTGTACTGTTATGCAACACAAACAGCTAGAAGCAGATGATCTTATTGCAGGTTGGGTACAAGCACATCCTGATGTTGATCATGTTATTATTAGTACAGATACAGACTTTCAGCAACTAGTTGCACCTAACTGTAAACTGTATAATGGTGTACAAGAAGTAACAACTACACATGAAGGCTTCTTTGATAAGAAAGGCAAGTTTGTTATTGATAATAAAACTAAGCTGCCTAAAGCTATTCCAGATCCTCAATGGTTATTGTTTGAAAAGTGTATGCGTGGTGACACAAGTGATAATGTGTTTAGTGCTTACCCTGGTGTACGTAAGAAAGGCACTAAGAACAAAGTTGGTTTAACTGAAGCGTTTGAAGATAAGACTACAAAAGGTTACAACTGGAATAACTTGATGTTGCAACGTTGGGTAGATCATAACGGTGCAGAACATCGTGTACTAGACGATTACGAACGTAACCGTGTACTAATTGATTTATCAATGCAACCTAGTAACATTAGAACTATTATTAATGATGTAATTGAAGAAGCAATGGTTGCTAACAAGGACGTTAGTCAAGTTGGTATTAGGCTAATGAAGTTCTGTCATTTATATGACTTAAAAAGAATTACAGATCAGGCGCAGGCATATGCTGAGCCATTAAATGCGAGGTATAACACAGTATGACACTAGACCTAAAAGCAAAACCCATTTTAGATGGAAAGTTTTGGATTGTAGAAAATGCAGGACAAAAAGTAGGAACACTTAGAAAGAACGAAGACAAGTTTGTTTTTAGTAACGAACACGGTGTTAAGTTCTATAATAGTAAATCAAGCATTGTAAAAGAGTACGGAAAAGACTTTTTTGTTGCTAAGATTATAAAAGAAGCTACAGATGCTTTACCTAACGAAGTACAAGGGTATAAGTGTAGCACTTCACCGCATAACTCAATGTATGATATACAGAAACGTTTGCCACTGTTTACAAAAAGTAAAGACTCAAAGAGTTTGTACTGTGCAGGCTATTATGTAATTAAATTCGATAAAGGTTGGGTTAAATCATTCTGTCCTAAGCTCATTACACTGCAACGATATGCGTATAAAGGGCCATTTAAGACTGATTTAGAAATGAAACAGGTGCTATCAAATGTCAACAAGTAAC